TGTAGATGCTCAGACCATCCCAGACATTACCACCGGGAGAGTTGATCTCCACCAAGAGCGGCCCATTGCCCACTTCGTTGAGAACGTCAGAGAATTGCTTACCAGAGAGACCGTTACCACCAAACCAATCTTCGCCAATCTGGTCAAAGATCTGAATGGTTGCAGTCTCACCAGCGGAAGCCGCAGGAGCGTAATAAAGCCAATCTGATTTCTTAGTGAAGCTCATTTTGTTTTCTTGGCTCGCGGCTTGCGTTGCTTTTTGACTGAAGCGGTCACTTCGGTTTGTTCTACAACAAGCGGTTGCGATCCACCTTCTGACGGAGCAACTGGAGACGGAGATTCAGAAGAATCATCTTCAATGTCAATAGCCGGTGCAGCACTAGCCGCAGGACGTTCTTTCTGAATCACCGAAATCTCAGATACATCAACTCCGTATTTGTCAGCAAGTTGACGCACAAACAAAGCTTGCTGTGCTTTTGCTTCTAAAGCAGACCGCCAATCAAGACCACGCGCACCATAGACTTCATCGTAAGTCAGAATGCCAGCCTCCAATTCAGCCAACTGAGCAGCGGAATTACGGCCAACATCAACGTTCGGAGAGCGGGGAGCGGTAATCGCTACCTCGTACCAATCAGACGGAGCATCGTTGAGCGTTGGGTCAGTCTTGATAGCGTACTCCATGACGTATTCATAAATACGTCGAGCCGCTGACGACATCACTTGATGCCGAGACTTAAACCACACAGCAGACATATCTAGCGCACCGCGATAGACAGTTCCCTGCATGGACTCTGGATAAACGAGAACGTAAGGAATACCAACACCAGCGCATACCTTTTCGGTCAGTTGACGCCAGTACTCCCGCATATTCACACCGGGACGCTCAGTCGCAAACTGTTCAAATGAATCACCGTTCTTGAGTACTTTAACAGACGACCCAAAGACCTGCTCGTAATAGTTCTCCGCAGTGTTCTGAGTGGTTTGCGAGATTCCACCAGATCGAAGGCTGGAGGCTTGAACCTCACCGGAGACGGTTTTGACGATCTGAGCGACGGAAGCACCTAACTTACAAGCTTCCATCTCAAGCTTCTGCAAGTCGTCGAGATCGTGAAGATCATTGATAACCGCGCTAACAAACGGAAGACCTCTAAGCTGGCCGGGACGATTCGGCTCGTAAATGTGAACCACCGAGTCAGAACCAATTGAGCGAACGTCAGTAAGATTACCCTGCGTCTTCTCTGAACCGATAAAATACGAGATTGCGCGTCCAGTCTTAGGGTCAAACCGGATACCGTCAAACACCGTTAAATCGGACTCCATACCGACAGGAGTCGCAATCGACTGAGCTTCGATAAGCTGCAATCTCGGCTTTCCGCTCTCACCTTTGGTCAAAAGGATAAAGCTTTCACCGTCGAAGAACCAACCGCGAGCCGCTTGGCTCATCAGCGTTGCGAAAGACTGACGCGAACCAATATCGGGATAACGGCTCCAAACATCGAACCACTTTTTGGCTTTGAGATTCCAAGCTGGATCGCTAGAAGCGGGTTGAACCGAGAAGCTGGAGCCAACGGTGTAGCTCTCAAACAAGTCGCCCAATCTATTCAGAACAGCGTTGTTCTGTTCAAAGAAACGGGACTTACGGACAATCGCTTGTCGGGTTGAACTCGTTACATCAAAACGAGCCGAAGTGTAAGACGTATCAAGATACGAACGACGCAAAGACTGACCGGCTCCCTCGTATTTGTTAACGGGAGCGGGAAACAACTTATTAGCAATGGTTTGAAGGATTCCCATTAGCTCATCCGAGTTGTGGGTTCACGACGGAATTGCGTGAAATCACCGTAATAACGAGTAACCGCCACCAGAATGGTCCCAAGCATCTTGTTATAGATCTGGAGGTCTGACGGATTAGTGATTCCGTCTCCAGCCAACAGGGTCACAGCAAGATCGTAGTCTGACAGCAACGATTCCCACATTTCCAACATTTCACCAGCGGAAGCGGAACCCTTACCGGGTTCAGCGAACTCAACGGAAACGTCAGAACTAGAAGTTGAGCGAACAACTTGACCGGACTCTATAGCGTTTGCGGCAACAGTCAGCTTTGCAGTCAAAGCCTCAAGCAATGTCAAAGCGGCTTTGCTTGCGTATGTAGTACGCAAATAACTCCGCTTTGTTGCTACGGTGTAGGTCAACACTTGCGCGGACTATTCACAGACCAACTGTGAAGTCAACTACTAGAATTTTCTGAACTAGTAGATGCCAGATCGTTCCACAACATCACCATTGCCAATTGCATCAACTCGCAGTCATGCAAATGATCGGGCCAACGGGTATTCCGCTTAAACCACAGATGTTTGATTCGTCCCGCTCTGTTAGCCGTTGGCTTGAGAACGTGAGAATCCAAGTGCTTCCAGTATGTATCGGAATCGCTCGCAAATGCCCCCTCAGCTTCTAGTGGTGCGGGTAGACTGCAAACGGTCCATTGATGATTCTCGGACCCTTTACGGAGCCGCTGAAGAACTTCCCGCATATGCTCAGCGTCAAAGACCAGAAGAGGCTGGACCGCATCAGTCCGCATTGACGTTGAAGTCGTAATGCCGAAGGGATGGATTGCGCCAGTCTTGCTGGTAAATCGCGCTCCGGTCTCGCGTCCCTTCATCGGCATCCAACCGATCAACATTGGCTTTCGGAGACCTCCCTCTGGTGGATATCGGAGACCGCAGGGATATGTGATTGGATTAACGCTGCTTTGTGAGAACTCAGCACAAGCATCGTAGACGGCCTGTGTGTTGAAACCGGAGTCAATCCCAACGTCCATGTCGTGTACGTTGTATTGAAGTTGAACCCGTCGAAGTGCAGCGAAATCGTCAGCGTGACCGGCAGCAACAAGACGAGAATTCCCTTTGCTCCACTCTCTACAAACCCACCAGACAAACGGAGCGGCAGCTTGAACGTCAGCCGTTAGGTAGCGTCTGGCTTCGGGTAGTCCAGCATCAGACACGATCTCAACTCGCTCTTGTTGAGACTCTTGGTTTTCCCACGGCTCCGCGAGCATACCGTTAATGAAACCCTGCAACCCCATCATTGAGCTTTTGGCTTCCAAGAACGAGACGGCTAGATGTCCCCAAGTGCATTTCCGATCCGGTGAGTAAAGAGACGACAAGTGGTAAGATCGGACACTCGGCAAGCTCGCTTGATTCTCGGCAATCCATTTCCCGTGTCTCAACGCTGCCACCTTATGGGAATCCGAAATCTTACCCTGACAGAGTTGGCAAACGTAATGCGCTGACGACCGGATACGCTGCCAGTCTGGTTTTCCGTCTTCGGTCTTAGCATTGTCCCAAGTGACCTGCTTCCATTCTAGCTTGATGTATTCTGCGCAATGCGGACACGGGATGTAATACCGTCGCTGGTCTCCTCTAAGATAACGCTGCCAGATTCTACCCTCTGAGGTTGTCGGAGTGCTGGTGAAGAACGCTTTTGAGCTTGAGAATGCTTTCAGCCGTTGTTCTGCAAGGTCCAAAGCATCAGCTTCTTTCGCGGTGGCTTCAGCGAATTTGTCTACCTCATCTGCGACCAAGATTCGCACCGGACGGGACGCTAGATTTGCCGGTGAATTGGACCCAACAAAGGTCAAAGTGCAGCGATCAAATTGCTGCTCAAGATTGGTCATCTGGTCCGCATCCGAAGGGAACCGCGCAACCAATGCGGGACAATCCTCCAGCAATGGCATCCAGCGGCTTTTGCTGAACGAGCGAGCCAGATTCTCGGATGGCATCAGCCACAGCGCGGGACTTGGCTCTGTGTCGATAGCCCACGCAAGACCAGCCATGAGCGTCGTCGTCTTGCTGGTCTGGGAACCCCAACACAAAGTCACCTCAGAGACTGACGGATCTTTCCAGCACTCAAGCGGTTCTCTGCAATACGGACGAACAGCGGTTGAGAAAGGTCCGGGATGTTCAGTCTGCCGTTGTGTCAACGTGAGGTTGGATTCGCTCCACTCCACCACAGTCTGCCGTGGGGACGGACGGTAGATCTGGCGACGGAACTCTAGGATTTCGCGTTGTAAATCAAGCATCAAAACAACTCCGTATTCAATTCTTCGATCCGGTGCTTTCGAGCTTCACTCATATTCAAGAATGCCATTCGCTCGTTGACCCCATCCATCAGCTTGTCCCGCAACTGCACGTTGCAACCCCAAGTTGCGTTCTCGTTGAAGATTTCAACCATCAGCACCAGACCGTCTGGCTCCAAGTGCAGGATTCCCCAAAACGGAAGCTTCGTATGCTTTGTAATCTCAAGCGCGGCATGAAGCTTACTCCATGAAATCATCCATTGGTTGCCGAAGGTTGATTCCAGTTTTGCGAGTCCGTAAGTCCGAGATTTTACCTCATAACTTCCGGTAATTACGCCAGAGTTTTGGTTCCAGATGAACCCATCAATGCGTGACGGCTTATCGTCTGCAATCGGCAAGAACCGGAGAACCGTGTCACGCTCAATGGCTCGCAGCGCGATCTTGTTCTGACGGAGTGCTTCTAGCCCTCTTGGCTTCTGGCAGTTCAGGATTTCCATGGGTCAGTCTGGTGTAAGGTCTTGAGGCAAACGTCTTGGACCCAACGCTCTAGCTCAGCCTCAGCGTGTTCTGGGTCATGCGGTGCAATGCGTCCAGCCAACTGCTTAGGCATCGACTTTAACAACTGAGCCACAGCCCCGTCATGGTCCAGCATGGCTTTCTTAACCCAATCGCCAGAGACTAGTTTGCGCTCACGCTCTGCGAGATCCAGAACGTCTTGCTTTGAGTTAATGAGATTCTTGGCGGCGGTGGAATGCACCGAGACCATACGGCCAGCATCCAAAGATCGCGCTCTGAGGCTTTCAACGGCTAGACCATAGGCTGCTCGTTCAATCTCCTTCTGCCGCTCATACGCTCCCTGCGGAGTGTCATTGGCTACCTGCGAGCGGTCCACCTTCTCTTCGGCTTCTGGGGGTCGATAAGGTCCGTCTATTGGCTCTGACCGAATGTGGCTCGCTTCGATAGCAGCCTTCCTCCTTTGCGCTCCAGAGCCTCTCCAAGCGTCAGCGGCTTCAGCGGAGTCCAAAGGCATACCCTTTGAAACCAATTGAGAGACTCGTCCTTTGGTTAGACCAGAGTGCTTAACGTATTCGCTTTGGGTCATCGGAGACTTTCGGGAAGATCTTCGGATTTCGCTTTGAGCAGGTCAGCCAACCCTTTGGCAATCGTGCGCTGTTCTGGGTCTTTTGGATTCGGCTGGTAGTAACCCGCAATCTGCTCAGCCGTAGAACGTCCAGCGCGGATCTGAGCAAGATGCCAGCGAAGTGTGTGATGCCCAAAATTAAGCATGACGTATTGTGCAGCGTTTGTCATTAGTGGTGCGTTTATAATACAATAGCGAGTTTGATCGCGGAGAGAGATCGGTCCCGCGCGATCACCAGCGTATTTATAGATAGCGGGAGCCTCCTAGGTTAATGATACAGGTCGTTACATCGCATCTGATAGACGCAATATTAGGTAATGCTATACGCTGTGTCATACGTTATCGCTTAGTGTTCTTACGTTGCTTAGTTACTGTCGTATGTTTTTCCACTGTGGATTTCTTTGGCAGATCAATAGGCTTAACACCTATCTCATCAAGCTTGCGTTGCACTGCTATTTCTTCACCGCGTCTTAGTATCTCAGTTACTCTGCCAATACCCACACACAACATCTTACCAATCTCACGGTAAGTCATCCCCTTCTGTCTTAGGTTGTACGCCTTCTCGCAGTCGTATTTCTTCAGCCACTCGGTCAGGTCTTGCTCCTCAGGATCAACGTATGCGTTAGCAGGATACGAGATCCATCCAGCTTTGATCGCATTGGTTACGATGGATGGAGCTAGATTCAGAAGAGTAATGCGAGCTTGAATGTCTAACGTGTCCTCCTTCTTGATACCATCAACATCCATCTTCTTGTGTAGATAACGCTTGTGATGCATATTAATCTAGAGTCAAACGCTCTAGCTCTTCCTCTAGATCATAGATGCGTCGTCGTTGTTCGTTAAGCTCACGCTCTAAGCGTCGAGCAAAAGACATTGCTAAGGTAGTGAGATGCGGCGGGAACTGTCCTTCAATTCGCTTCTGCTCTAAGTCACAACGTGGAGTGTCTGTATCTGGATCTTCCCAGAAGCTTTCTGTGTTAGTCATGGGTGTTAATGGTATCAAAATGGAATGTCATCTTCAGGTCCAAGCGGATCGTTAGCCGTAACACGCTTAGCTTGAGGTTCTGGCTTACGTTCCATATCAGTGTAATTGCCGAGAATCGGACCCTTCTTACCTTCTTGTCGTGCGGCTTTGCTAATAGACTGCACAATCATTCCATCGTTACCGTATTGATCTCGGCCAGACTTGTTGGGGATGAGTGCGATATCCAAATACGTTCCAGCTTTGCCTTTGAAGAGGAATGCTTTGTCGATCTTTGTAACGTCAATCTTACCGGTTTGCATGGGGTTTGTGGGTGTTTCTTGCTTTCGTTGGTCAGTTTACAGCAATGGTTTATGGCGGTCAACCTATCGTTGGGATTAAGTATCTACACCGGAGTCTGAGAAGCGGCAGAACTGTCCGTCATACCAGAGTTTGACCACTCCACATTCACCGTCGCGTTGTTTGGCGATGATGATTGAAGCTTGGCCTTTAGCTTCTCTCCGGTCTCGGTCTAAGAGCATTACGCAGTCAGCGTCACGCTCTAGCTGTCCGCTGTCCGCTAAGTCGCTTAGGCGCGGTGGACGACCTTTCTCCTTTTCATTCTCACGGTTCAATTGCGCCAGACAGAGCATTGCCACTCCGGTTTGGACTGCAATGTCTTTGAGCTTACCGCTCACCTCCGCTACCTCATAGGTGCGTTTCTCTGCTTTGTCTGCTGCTTTGACCTTCTGGATGTAATCGACAATCACCAGACGAACACCGTGCTTTCTGACCGCTCGACGGACGTTTGCGGTGATTGATGCAACGCTTTGAGAACTTGAGCCATCCAAGAACCAGAGCGGACTAGAGGCAATCTTACCAGCAGCCAGACTCATTGAGCGCATATCACCTTCACTGAGGTTGCCGCTCTTTAGCGATTGCATTGGTACACTTCCGATGGATGCAACTGAGCGTCTGAAGATTGCTTCCTTAGACATCTCTAGAGAGATGAAAAGCGTTGGGATTTTAGCTCTCACCGCTGCGGCTTCAGCAATGGAGATTGCAATAGCGGTTTTACCTATAGATGGACGAGCCGCAATTAGAGCCATCTCACGGTGCTGCAAACCATCGGTCATTTGATCCAACCAATGGAATCCGGTCGTGACCCCGCTCAATGTACCTTTGCGAGAGAAACGTTCCTGCATTTGGTCAATGAATGATCCTGCAACCTGCTTTGAGGTTGAGAGCGTCTCTCTAGAGACCTCAATGCTGAGTCCAGACTCGGCATTAGAGACGATTTGATCTGGCTGGAGGGTCAGGACAGCGGACTCGCGTATCAAGCGGTCTCCTGCGGCTCTCAGTTGTCTGCGGTGAGCGGCTTCGATTATGCCTTTGGTGTAGTACGGCAGATTGGCTGGTGATGGGCAAATCTCCATCGCTTTATTCCAGTCCTCAAATGGGATTGGCTGACTTCCGTGGATCTTTCGCCATTCCTTCCCGAGTTCTTGGAGCGTTGGAGTCCGGTTGGATTGAACGAGAGATTTGATCGTCTCGTAGGTATCGCGGAGTGAATCGGTTTCAATCCACTCGCTTTTGACCTCAGCGAACGCATCGGAACAAGTGTCGATTGATCCCGTAAGACAAGCTCCAATCAGACCAAATTCGTCGTCTTGAGCGAAGTACGGGTCATTCATATTGAATCCCTCCAATCAACGTCTTTCTTTTGAGCGGGTTGGATCGGAAGCGATTGCTGGCGTTCGTCTCGGTTTCGCTTCCAGTTCCTCAGCGATGCTATCCAAGATTTCATTGGAGATCCGCTGACCTTCCATCCTTTGGATTCGTAGTGGTCAATGAACCTTCCAGCTTCTGAGGCGGGAAGTCCGATTTCAACGCACGCAGTTTCAACCTCTTCAACTGAAGGAACTACAAAGCGCGAGCGTTGCGACTTTGGAGCAATGCTCTCTTCTTTATTATTAGGAGTAGGAGATGGAGATGGAGAGCTATCTTCTGGCAATCGTTTCGCCATTGGGGTTGCCATTGGGGTTGCTATAGCGACCCCATTAGGGTCGCCATTAGGGTCGCCATCCTTTTGCCATTTAGACCACCTCTTTTCGGCTCCATTGCGACCAGATGAAGCTTGTCGGAGCTTGTAAGCCTCCTGTTCAGCCCTGACTTGCTCCAGCCTTTCGTTCCGAAGCATCCCGTCATTGCATAGCGAGAACTTAGCGAGAACATAGCCAAGCGATGGCGACCCCAATAGGGTTGCCATGCGTCCAGCGCGGTCTGGATCATTTGGGATACCACCTTTGGTCCATTGATGGCAAAGCAATCGGATGTATCCGCCTACTTCCTCCGCGCTCATGTCTGACGTTCCGGCTAGGAAATCATCAGCATAGAATTGAAAAGCAGGAGCTTTGCGCTTCTGTTCTTCGCTCATTGATTGCCCTCCGGTTGAGCGAAGGACTTTTCGTTATCAATAACTTTCCGCTTTGCCTCTTTTAACAATCTACACAACGCATCAATGTTTTGATGCGAAAACATCACGATTGGATCATCTCCATGAGGACATCTTTGCGTTATGCAAACATATCCAGCATCGGATGCATAGACTTCAGTTGTATCTTGGCTTTGGATTACTGCTTTCATGTAACAAACAGAAACCCCACCCAGACTGTGGTAGGAACTCCCGTACAAGCAACGGGACGTACACAGAAAGGGTGGGGATAAATTGGTTGAACATGGCTTGTAGTATGGTTATCAACGCTTGCTTCCTACGGCTCGCGCTGATTCCTTACTCCTAACTCGGCTTTGGACCTTCGTCCAGAGAAAACTTGTCGAAGAACTCGGCTTTGAGGCGAACGTAGAAGTAGCCTTCCCGCTCGTACACGACACACAGCCGCTTGGTCTCACCGATGCGAAGTTGAGCTTCGGAGATGTACTCCACGGTCAGATTCTGATTGGTCTTGGATCTGTATTTCATTGTTTTATACGGTAATGCACGACGGGATAAACACCTCGAGATCCAGACATTACGCGAAACTTTTTGGACTCTATCAATCCGTTTTTGACTGATTTACAGAGTACAATTCCAGCAGCGTTATTGGTAATCTTCCACTCATCAGCCCACTGTGTGGAGGTTTTAAACCCTTCTGGGACTGGTTCGGGTTGATTGGCTATGGCAAGCCGAAGCTTCCTTAAAAGCTCGGCAGAGTCCATTTCTGTTCGTTTTGCGGCCATTGGTGGAGGTAGAGTTGCGCTGATTTATCTGTGTATTCCCCAAAAACAATCCCGTGGGACCATGCTAGGGTTGATCGTCGTTTGCTCGCGTAATCCATTGCAGGAATGTCTGCCAAAGTACCGACGCAAAAGCCAATCGGATTTGATTGAGTGCGACCAGTCGCTTGACCTGCTCTGTGAGCATGAGCAACAACGCAGTTACCAAATGTTTCGGCTGAATCACGGATAAAGTTTTCACCATACAAGACACCGTGTCCCCACTTAAATCCGCCCAACCGATAGAACGACCTATCAAGACAATCGTTGTATTCGATAAATGTATGACAGTGTTTCTCAATTGGTTGTATCATTCGTTCCCATACCGCTTCAGCAAAACCTCTTACAACAGCGTTGTGATGGTTCAAATACTTCTTAGCTCTTTCATCATGGTTCCCCATTGTGAATACGGTTGGCCTTAGCTCATTAAGGAACTTTGCTCCCTCTTGGACATCATCAAGATAGTCATCGGCTTGATCCGAGTCGTTCGGGTCTCGGAGTGAACCAGACCGCAATGCGGCAAGATCGTAAGCGTCTCCTAGGTGGATTACTTCGTGAGGTTTGAACTTCTCTCGGAACAAAAGCACCGCAGCGAGTGCATCTTGATTGGCTCGGTTTCCATGACTGCAACCAATCGCCATGACTCTGCGTTGTTGCTGTGTGATGTTCACAATCGGCAATAATCATAGAATTAAAGCTTAATCAAGACACACTCGCGTTGATTATCGTTAGATTTGGTTACTTTCTGAACTTGTTGTTGCGGATAGCCCAGACCCAATAGTCAGAGACTCCATACTTTGTGGAGAGTTCCTTAGCGGTAAAGCTCTTGTGAGAGTTCCTGACTGCTTCAACGACCCATTGCGGGATCTTCTGGCCTTTTGGTCGTCCACGACCGCGCTTGGTCTTCTTGCTAAGTGGCTTCCACTGCGGTTCCTCAACCGTAACCGTCTTATGAACCCCCAAGAGTCTCGCGATTGCGTCTTTAGTGATTCCGATTTTGGTTAGTATGCTCATTTTCTAATCTTGTTATGTCTGACTTTGTGTATCCAACCCAAGCTGACCGAGTAATCTTCTTTGATCTGTCTGTATGTTTTGTTTTTGCTAATGTCTTCTAGTACTTCCAATACAACTGCTTGTGGTATGTGTCCTCTGAGTGGTATGTATGTTGATTGTCTCATTTGGTTGCTTTGCCTCTCTTTCTAGTCCAGAAGCTAGTAAACTCTGTTTTCTTAGCTTTGGCTGCTCTCACAGCCTCTCCAACGTCTTTGCGGCTCAGGACTTTGATGCCGGTCCCTTCTCGCATGATGTCTTGAACTGATCTCATGGTTTCTCCGTAAGTGACTTAATGTATCGTTTCCGTTCAGCCGGTTTGGCGTCGATGATGTACTG